CTCGTCTCGGATGCGGCGCACCACCGGTGGGGGCAGCCCCTCCATGTCGGGCAGGATATCACATCGACACTGAATGTCTTCGCCTGGATCTCCGGTGAGCCGCGGCCCCTCTACATAGCCGATGCCAGGGAACCAGAACCCCTCCTCGGTCGCCACGCTCCCATCCATCGCTCCGTGCGAGTCGCGCGTCCGGTCGTCAAGCGTCGCGGCCCATACTTTGCGGATCTTGATGCCCTCCTCCTCTTCGGCCCGCTCGTAGGCAAGGAGTTCCCCGAGAGTGTGCGCCCGACCGCCTTCGGTACGCGCGACTCGTAGTGCGTTGTATGCAAGACTCTCCTTACCCTTTGCGACGATCGCCCCGCGGAGTTCTCGCGACATGCGAGCGAAGCTGTCACCGCGGACGATCCCCTGCGACACAACTCGTCGTATCTTCTCGCGCCCAAGCGTGCGTAGCCTGTCCTCCGCGATCAAGCGCAATGGGTTCTCAACCGCTGCGACGATCGCCTTCGCCGGTAAGGGTCCCCAACTCAGCGTTGCCCCAATGTGCTGCTCCAACGCCCACGCGTTTCGGAAAAACGCCTCTTGATACTGCGCCCGCGTCAACCGCTCAATCGCTGCCCGGCTGCGTTGCGTGCCCAGTCCTGCAATTCGGTTAAGCTCCTTCTCCAACGTTGCCATCCGGTTGTATTTGGTCATTTGCGCGTGCGTCAACGCACCTTGTGTTGCATAACGTTCGTACAGCTTAGCGAGATGCGCCTGCGTCTCATCAAACACGGCGCGATAGATAGCCATGATCTCGCGCTCGAATACCGCAAGCGATCGATCAAGCCCGCGGCGAGTGATGCGTTTCAGCGCGGCCAGATCGCGAGTCACTACTCCTCCTCGATCTCAATCGTATCACCGGAGAACATGCCGAGCGGGTCTGATTCCTCAGCGAGACGTTCCATCTCCTCGGATGCATTATCGACGAACGGCACCAGCTTCTCCAGGATCGTCTCGTGCGAGATGTGCCCACGGAACCCTGCGACGATCTGCGCAATCTCGACGTGATTCAGCGGGACGTTCCTCGTGAACGTGATCGACAAGTCACGAACGTTGCCGATGTCACCCCAAAGGATATCGGCCACCACATCGATGAGCCGGAACCGGTCGTAAATGCCACGACGTACCAAAGGCTCCTTGTTCGATGCTACAGTCTCAAGATCGTACAGCTTGTAACGCATCGCGACGCCAGACTGTTGCCCCCCGAACTTCAGGTCCGTCATGTCCGGGATCTGACTCTGCTGGTGGATCTCTTCACGGATGAACTCACGCATGAACCGAGTGAAGTCGGCATTCAGGTTCTTCACGAGGAACTCGGCCTTCCCGCCCTCCATCAGTTCGATGATGCGCTTGTACCGCAGTCGGTCCGCATCGTCGTCTGCGATGGTGTGGTTCGTGAGCACCAGATACGCCTCGGCGATCTTGTCTACCTCATGCACCATGTCGGATGCGAGAATGTCGTATGCGTCAATGAGCGGCACCACCGGCTCGAAATCTGCCTGGCGCTCCTCGTTGTTTTCGTACTCGACCACCGGCACCTGACCGTAGACGTGATCTACCTCGCCCGCCGGCATCAGCTGACCGCTCGAGTTGCGCAGATAGCTCGCCACGATGTCACTGTAGTACACGTCGACGTGCTGCTCGTCTTCGATCGCAGTCCAGCGCAGCGCAGCAATCGGTCGCTCCACGCTCAGATCGTAGGAGTAGACTGCGAGCATCTCCTTCGGGTTGATCACGACGAACTTAGCCGTCGGCCTGCCGAAATCATCTTCGCCGACAAAGTGTAGCTCGTGCGCCACGCCGTAGATCCCCATGTGCTTTCCGATCTGCGGAGTCACCACTTCGTCGTGATTGTCGTACATCAGCTCATCGATAGTCGCCTTGTACGGTTCGTTGTCGCTCTCGTAGGAGATGTACTCCGGCTTGAACATATAGCCGGTGACTGTCTGCACGATGCGCCGACCGTAGGGAACCGGCACCGGAGTAAACCCGTTCTTGCGTGCCCGTCGGCTGATCGATGCGTTCTCCCCGTGGTAGTACGACTCCATACGCTCGAAGCGTTCTCGCTCGTGCGCCATGTGGTTAATCGCCTTCTTGATCTGCTCTACGTTCAGGCGACCGTTCTCATCCAGCTCTGCCCTGTACCTTGCGTTCATAGCCCTATCCTTGCGGCGGTCACGTTCGTCGGTGCCATTGTACGCTTCCACGGCTCGGATGCATAGCGTAGCGCATCGATGGCGTGGTTGAAATCATCGATCGGCACCGGGAACGGCCGCCCATCGCGATTCTGCTTCCATACGTAGTTGGCAAGCTCGGCTTGCAGGTTCACGCTTCGCCGCGTCACGTACAGCTGCTTGCTGAGTAGCCAGTCGATACCTTGCTTCACGCTGTCCGGTCCCTTCTTGGCTCCACGGACCGGAACCCGCGCCTGCTGTAGCTCCCGGATGCTTTTCGGCTCCGCGCTGTCTGCGTAGATGTCGGCACCAAGATCCATCCCCCGGATCAGGCCCCCTAGCGCGTGGTTCGTTATCCCGTCTGCGTACAGCAGTTCATCAACATACACGTCATCGCCGTACAGATAGCAGTCGACCAACGCTGTCGGGTCCACGGTGAAACCGAAGTCCAGCCCGAGGGATCTGCGCCCCCGTCGCTTTGCTTCCTCTGGGATCTCGTCCACGATCTCCCAGCCGGAGAATATCACTCCTTGCGCGTCGCCGAACTCCCCGCGTAGGAACCGTCGCTGCTGATCATCAGGCAGGTGCTCGAGTATGTCAGTGATGTAGCCTTCCGGCAGGTGCGCCCGGTTATCCTCCGGGTTGATCTGGATGGCTGCGTAATGCGCCAGGTCGAGCGCCTGCCCGGTGTGCGGGTCCACAAGCTGGATAAACATCTTGTACGACCAGTGGAACTTGCTCGGTGGGTTGCAGTCAAAGAACGCGATATTCCGGCATCCCTCGATACGATAGGCTAATCGGGTCATGACCGTGGTCACGGTCGGATACGGTATCTGACTGATCTCGTTCAGGAATATCGTGTTGTACTCCCGGCCGAGGATCTTGTCGATGCGTTCCTTGTCGTCGAGGCCATCGACCCATATCTCAGAACCGTTGATCACGACGTAGTGATCGCTCTCCCTCCATACGGCCTGACTCTCTATCCCGAAGAAGGAAACCGCATCCCGTAGCGTGTCCAGCCAGATGCTTCCTCGTGCGTGCGAGTAACGAATACGTGCTATCAGGTGCCTACTCCCAGGGTAGGCGATCGCCCGGTATACGATCATCAAGCAGATCAAAAATGTCTTTCCAGACCTCGCACCGCCGTACATGAGTATACGAGTCGGCCCGCTCCCGGCCAACTTGAGCGCCTGGGACTGTTTCGCTGTCAGCCGCTGTTCGACCGTCATAGCTTGCTGAACCCGTCTTTCTCGACGTTGATCTGGATATTCCCGGAGTGCTCGACCTCCTGCCGATCTCCGTACTTCTTTGGCTGACGCTTCGACAAGACCCACTTACGCGTATCTATGCGCAGTTTGTATACCTGAACGTTCTGATGAGTCGCGCGGTCAGCCAGCTCGATAAGTGACTCAAATTCTATGTCGGCATCGATGTTACATGCGCGCGCATATTGCTCAAAGAATTCTTGATGCTTCGCAATCCAATTGAAGATGGTTTGCGCTGTTGGCATGCCTTTCTCGCGGCATATGGCTCTGATGCTTTTCCCGTCGGCTCTCTTCCGGCATATCTCATCTGCGAGTTTCTTCGTGTATTTACTCGGTCTCCCAGCAGGCATATATCAGAATCATACCATATTTTGGTCCGGCNTGTCGATCTCNTCNTTCGGAAANCCNCTCCGGTTGAGATACTTGCGAACCGCAGTCTTGACGACCACCGCGATATCAGCGGTCGTCCCGTTGTAGTGACCGTCCTCCATAGCAACCTTGCGCAGTACCTCGACGTATGCGTCGCTGATGGTGATGCGGATGCGCTTGCTCACCTGATCCCTCCTGCACTATACCATCCTGCCTAAAATAAAGCCCGCCGCCCGTTCGAGGGATATTCAGGCACGTACGCCCGACGGCGGGCCGATACCGGTGCTGCAGGATCTCTTAGCAGCCCGTGTACCTATGTCCTCCCGGTGTACCGCTCACGGCGGAATGCCCGGATAGGTCTACTCACTGTCATCACGTGTCAGCACCTCACGCGCCAGGCGCTG